CATCAGCACCCGCCTCTTCAAGCTGTTTCTTGATGTTTGCAAGGTCTGTGTCACGTGTTGAAATAGTACCGTTGAGTGTTTCAATCTGTGTGTCTTTTGCCTTGAGGTCATCCTCGTACTTGTTTTTTGAAACATAGGAACCGTCGCTTATGTCAACAAATTTAGCATTGGCGTCCTTAACTGCCTGCTTAAACTGTTCATAGTTGAGTGTTCCGTTTTCAGCTTTGTCAAAAAGCTCCTTTACATTCATTAATCAATTCTCCTTTACATTCTTTATATCCGTCACTTTTATATCCGCATTACGGTTTGCGGTTTGAATGTGCATTTGTTTAAATGTCCTTATGCTGGACTGTATAATTAAGCTATAAGGCTTATTATCTTCATTTGTCCTCTAAATCGTCGATTCTGTGGTTGATAACCTTTATTTGCTCCTCAATCACTGGAATACGGTTTGCGAAATTATTGTGTTTCTTTACTTCATCTGTGAGGTTTTGAATCTTAGTATCCGTAACCGCCTGAGCGGTAAGAATCTGGTGTTCCACTTTTTTATTGCTTTGTGAATTTGTATATATGACCCCGACTAGCGAAAGCATACCAACAATCACCGAAGAAATTAACCCTATAATAGCAGTCTCCATTTTATCTCTCCTTTCTAATGACAATGGATTACTGTTCCGAATTATTGGTCTCTTTAGTGTGGAAAAATCTATATGGTCTTAGTGGACGTGATGTTAGAACGTGACGAAGTGAACACCACGCCCGCTAGGAGGATACCAACAGTTACCTATTCCTCATAATTATTATACAACACTTTATCCAGAAAGTAAAGTATTTTATGTTACTTTAGTACTATTTATTTATAGTACTTTAGTACTAGTACTTATAGGATGGTATCCGCTGACAGTCTGCCTTTCATTCTGTGTTTTTAATCCACAAGCATTGCTGAACACTTTGTATTCATTAGTATATTTGTTAATCTTCGCCTGATACTCTTCGGCAAGTTTTCTGTCGCCACTTTCCCTTGCCATTATCTGACCGTCTTTTGCCTTGCGTATTTCGGTTTCAAGCCTGCGTTGCTGTTGTGTACACTGATACATTGTAAGGTGCTTACCTGAACTTGTGGTGTAGCCTTCCTCGTTGCGTGTTAAAACATACGACAAATACTTATCAGTGTGGCGTGGCTTTGAATAACCAACTATAATTGAATATGCAAAATGCCTACAGTTGAGCGTTCCTATGGCTCTGTCAAATCCTTCAAACTTGTTGCCTTTTACATCTGTAAAACCTTCACCGTTTTGCATTTTCTCATATTCTTCATTTCTGAACTGGTGTCCCTGCACTGGTGCATGGTCTGGTGCTGGGAAAGCGTGGACAGACAGTTCCTTTCCGTCAGCTCCGTATTGTTTGCCCGTTTCATCTTCCACTCCTTGATTGATGGCACGTATGCCGTCAAGTATGTTTCTTCTCACTGCTGTATCAAGTCTTTGTGAATGAACTTTGCCACTTTCAGCCTGATATGTTACATACCTTATACCGCTTTCGTTAAGCTGTTTTAGACTTCTTCTTATTGCCGTGTTGTAATCTATAACACCGCTTTGGGCAGCCTGAACAGCCTCGTCTATAATTGACTGATATGTTTTTGATATTGATGTCGGTTTCAATATCTGTGGGTTTTTCAAGTCACGTACCATAAAAGCCTGTGCCTTTGATATGTTTTTGTATGTTCCTGCAGTCTGGTTGGATATTGCAGTAACAACTTTCTGCAAAGGCTTGTTCTTTTCATACGGTATGAATGACTTGTGCCTGTAATCATACAATGGCTTTGCATCCATGTAATTGTCAACGGCTACTGTTTTCAGTATGCTTTTAATCTCTTTTACCTGTAAACTCGCAAGCCTTGCAAGTTCTGCATTTATCAGTCTTATGTCACTGCCCGACTTTACAAGCCTTTCAATCTTGTACAAGTCGGAAGGGTTCATTGAGCCTATTTCACGAACCCTCTTGGCTATCATTGTTATGACATAAGTATTAATGCTTTCCTGCCTGTCTATAAGTGGTTGTATCAATCTGTTAATGCTGTCATCACTTAACATACATTACTCCTCGTTGCCTCCATCTGGTATATCTTCATCACTTTCCTGTTTTGCTGTGGATTCAATACCGTTAAATTCTGCATTAAGCTCGGCTGTCTGGCGTGTTTCCTCGTCAATGATTGCAAGTGCCGCCTCCGCCTGACTCTTTGTCTCACCGAAGTACCACATACGGGTTTCAACCTTGCTTGCAAGACCGTTCTGCATTAATGTTATCCTCTTTGAAAGCTCGCTCTCAATGTCAACTATAATACTGTCGTCCCATTCAAACGATATTTCATAATCGCTTGCTGGCACTAAGTCGTATAATGTGCAATACACGTCCATTATATACACCACGTCTCTTAACGTGTCCTCAAGTGCCTGCTGTATGTCGGCATTGGTTGCAAAACTTCTTTGTTTCAGTATTTTCAGCTCGGTGGCTGTTTTTGCTTCTGCCGAGGCTGCCTCTGAAAGCGTGCCTCTGCTCAGTCCTGTGCAGTCCTCAATCCTCATTAATATAGAGTTAAGTCCGTTCAACAATGAACTGTCACGCAATGCCGGGCTGAACACGTTGTATGTATCCTCAGCGTTCAAATCCACTTTCCTAAACAGTCTTTGCTGTGCGATAGGTCGTTTTGTAACATCATTACCATAAGCATCTGTTTCGGTTTTCAACGCATCCCTGTCAACGTCAACTGCAAGCTCACCGCCTTCAAACTCCCATAAAAGCCTTGAATACTGCATATCTGCATCCTTTATCAGGTTCACAACACGGCTGTATCCTGAAACACCCAAGGGCGAATAAGGGTCAATAGTGTTGGCTTCAGGCATTTTGAAATATGCAAACATCAATCGGTCAACTCCGTCTATTGTGACAGATGGTGCTATGTCAGCCCATTCCTGCACATCAGTTAATGCAATCTGCCTTCCCAGCCCGTCGGTGCCGTTCTGGTATCTCACCTGACTGTTGTGCGACATATATGCTGTGTTCATAACAGTGACGGTCTGTGAAGCCAAGTCCAGCTTGTGGTACTCAACCCTGCTGTATACAGTGTCCTTGTCAATCTTCTTTTGAATAAACGCCGCCTCGAGCATTTTGCCCGTGGCGTCAAACGCCAACGGGTAGAAGTCGTCAGCCTGCACGAAGTCAAACTCAATCTGTGCGTTTACAGGATTGTTGTTCACTTTAACGCCCTCGACAACCTCGTTACCCCCGTTTGCACCATTGGTTTTTGCATTGTGCATGATTATATACGGCTTGATAACAAGACCGCCTTTTGCAATGCCATATTCGAGCTGTTGCCTTATAACACGAATGAGCTTTTTATACTGTGTGTTGAGGAAGTCTGTTCTTTCAGTCTGTGCTGGCTCATTTGAATTGGACTCACTACTTTGTTTATTGTTAGTGTATTCAGTTGTTGTCTGTTGTTCCGTAGGCTGTTCTGGCGCAGTTATGATTGACTTCATTTCAAGCGTAGCCATCCTAGCCTTCTCGCTTGCTATAAAGGATGGTATATTCAATGATGTAATTCTGACTGGGTCATTCTTATCAGGTTCGTGCAGCCAAGGTGCATGTCCCTCATACATCTGCCCCCATAAAGTTATTGCCTTAGCCATTTCGCTGGAAACAACCGTATCAGATTTTAAAGTGTTAATAATGTCTTTTGGCTCCATCATCTTTCTAATCCTCTCCTTTATTTTTGATGTAAAATTGGAAAAAAACATATCCTTCCTCCTTCATGCTATTGGCCTCTGCGTTTCCATACTCGTTCTGTTGCGTAGCGACAACAGTCTATGTGGTGATTGTTTACGTCAGGATAACCGCTTATAATCTCGTCATCCTTGTCTCTCTCATACTCATACTCCACAAACTCCTTCAATGTTTCGGGACATCTGTTGGGGTCTATATAAATATGGTTGAGTGACTGGAACCATTTCATTGAATAATTCACGCTGTCAGGACCCTTTTCTGCGGGTCTTGCACCATACGCCCCGTATGACTTGTAATCCGATATGGACTTTGGCTCAGCACTGTCACATGTCACTATATCGTCTGGTCTTAACAATTTTCGTTGCTTATACAATGTGTTAAACGTATTAAGGTTGCTCTGCTTGTTGCAATGATGTTCCGCA